TTAATTCCTCTGATTCATCTGGACTTTGGAAAACCATAGCTTCCGTAAACTTCTCTAAGTTAAATACATCTTCCTGTGCAACAGCTTTACCACCTCTCTGTTGTAACTCTTGTATTCGTGGTATCTGTTCAGCAGCAGCAGAGAAAAACTGCCTAGCTTGATCTTGAGAAAGACCAGATCTCCTTAAAGACCTAACAGTTTCTAATGTAATATCTTCAAACCCTGCTCTAGCAGCTTCGCCACCAATCTGTGCTGTTGTTATTCTTCCTTGTATAATTTCCTCGCCAACTGATGGATCTAAAGCACCTAAGAAAATAGAATCGGTAGATAAATTAATGTTAAAATTCTCTCTGTAATATGTCTGAACTTCAGGTAAGTTTTCCTGTATTCCTTCATATACAGCACCAACCCTTTGAGAAAATTCCCTTGGGGAAACATCTCCTTCAATTAAATTAGTTAATCTTGTTGGACCATCAACAGTTTCTTGGAATCCTAACAAGGTTTCAGCAGTTTCTTTAGCTAATCCAAACTCTGTTAATGTTCCAATGTAAGCATCTTTTACTGCTTGAAATACAACTTCACTGTATCTTACTTGGCCTGTCGGTGTTAAGTTACCAGGAAAATAATCAGCATATGTTGGATCTTTCCTAACTAATCCTATTGCTTGATCTGGACTACCTGTTTCTTTCCATTTTTCAATAAATAAATTAATAAATCCCATAGGCATATTTGGATATAATGCTTCTGCTCTCTCTGTAAATGTTGCCATTATGTATTAACTCCTACATCAGTTTGTACTGATCCTTCTCCAATAGCATCTTCTAAGTCCTGTAATGCTTGATTCTGTACTCTCTCTACACCTAATTCTATACCCTTTTCTCTCAATGTATCATAAGCACTTTCTATATTATTATTTTGAACCATTTGTATAAACCAATCAGAAGTTTCATCTGCATCTTCTCCCCAAGCTTGATTAACTAAATTCTTATATGGCTGAACAATATCATTATATCTTAATGTTGGGTTAGTATAATTAGGAAACATAGCTAACCTCTGTTGTTCTAAATATGATTTTAATTCTCCAAGAGCATCTGGATTGTTTCTAAGTTGTCCAGCTTTTTCTGATATTTCTGTTGCACTAGCATTTCCTAATGATGGTCCTAGATAGGTTCTATATAAATCCTGTACTTCTTTTTCCATAACGGATGCTCTATCTAAAGAACCAAAACCAACACCTTCAATAAAGTTTATTAAGTTTGTATCTCTAGCTCCAGGTTTATATGGATCAGCAAGAAGTGCTAGTTGTTCTGTTGTATATAACTCTGACCACATTCCTGTTACACTCTTTTCTGCAAAATAATCAACTAATCCATCAGGTGGAGATGCCATCCCTGATGCTTCCATTTGTGTTCTAATATCAATTTTTTTATCATCTAATTCTTGTTGAGCAGTAACAGGTTGTGTTAATTGTTTAGTCAGCCATTGTTTTTGTGTTGATGTTGATTCTTGATACCAGTCTGAAGCTTCAACTCTAACTGTTGTTTCCTCTGGTGTCCATTGTTCAATAGCTTGTTCTGCAAGAAACTCTATTGCTTCTTGTTGAAAAGTAATTCCACTATTAGGATTTATTCTAGTATCTCCTAACCAAGGATTAATTTTCTTTCCTGCTTCAAAATTCTCAACAAATCTTATAAATGGGTGTTCTACATCATCAGTTATTTCATCAGTACCACCGACTACTAATCCGAATTGGTTAAGATCTGCAACACTTGTAAGAACAACATTGACATTTGCAGGAGTTCCTTCTGTTAATATACCTGATTCATAAACATCATTATTTAATATTTGATAAAGCATATACATTGGTGGTTCAGAATATATCTGTCCTGCTCCAGGAACTTTATAACCTAAAAACTTTTGTCCACCAGCATCTATTAAAATACCCCCTTGAGGAATATTATTCCAATCATTTAATACTTCATTAGCAACATAACCTGTTCCTAGTTCTAAGGTATCTTCAAATGTACCTGCTGTGGTTACTTCTTCATCTACAACTTCATCATCTACAACTTCATCATCTACAACTTCTACCTCTATTGTTGGTGTCCAATCTAAACCTTCTTGTTCTATAAACTCTGTAAAGAGTGAATCGGTATAAGGTATATCTACATAACCATCATCTGTTAATTCTTTATACTCTCCACTAGATCCTGCTGTCCTAAAAGAATTTCCTTTTGATAGCAAAGCAACTCTCTTAGAATCCCCATCTTCATTAATTATATTTACAATGTTTGTTCCATCTGTATCAAAATTACTAGAAGTACCTGTCGTTGTAGTAGGTGTTGGAGTAGTGGTAGTAGTCGTGGTTGGTGTAGTAGCTGTTGTTGGAAACAATGGTCTGCCACCTGGTGTTGTAGTTGTAGTTGGGGATACTGTACCTGCTGCTATACCTAATAATCTAGGAAAATCAGCACTAAGAGATGTAAAGTCTGTGTGTTTACTTGCTTCAAATTCTGATGGATCTACACCTAAAAACTCATCTAAATCATAACCAAATATTGCATCAGCAGGTATGTCTGTTTCGGTTGTTGTTATCCAACTATCTCCTTGCCTTGCCCAATATACTGTTTCTAGATCTGGTGTGGCTATTTTTCCATAGTCCTTATCAAGAGCCTGTTTTATTGATAGATCAATGTCTGGAGATTTGCTTAAAAACTCTGCAATTTTTGGCGATATAACTTCTGTTGTGTCATAGTCAGCACCTAACTCAGCAAAAAAATGATCCCAAAACCCTGCCGTTTCTTTCCTATCAAAATTTTGTTCTAAATTATCCCAAACACTTTCCAACCACTTTCCAACTCCTCTACCTTTTTTCTCTAACCAGTTTATAGATAATCCTACCCACCTAGCTGCTACTCTACCTGATTCTTCTGGTCTACCTTCTCTGTTAAAATGTGCTTGTGCTGCTTCCCAATCATAATCTATTAATTTTTGAGAAATCATTTCGTTTAATTCTTGGAATTGCTCAAATTCTCCTTTGTGCTTCTTTAGAAATGGAGTATCTTCTATAAATAAACCTAAATCTTCCCATTCTTGACTTGGTGTCATATCTGCCCAAGTTAGAAAAAGATCTCCAAATACTGTTTCTTCATCATAACCTAGTCCTCTACCAGCACCCACTAATCTATCATATGCTAAGATCATTGGGCGAACTTTATACTTAGCTAATGTATATCTATCAATTAATTCATCTCCTTCTAATAAAAGCATAGGGTTTTCTAAATATTTACGATATTCTTCTTCTTTTACACTAACAGTAGGTGTTGTTGGAAACAATGGTCTGCCACCTGGTGTTGTTGTTCTAGTTGGTGGTGGTGTACCAGCTATTTGTGCAGGTAAATTTAATCCAACTTGATATTGGACTTTCCAATTAGGATTGTTTGGTTTATAAGCAGACCAATGGTTTATACCTTTTGAAGTATTATATAGCTCTGATGCCATTGTCATATTGTTATCTGGATTAGATAACCAAGTGGCTACTGCTAATTGTGTTGCACCATCTAAGTCATAAAAGTTTTGATTATTTATAGCTTTCTGTATATCTGGACCAGATGCGTTTAATCCCATTTTATTAACAATGCTACTCAAATGTACATCAGCATTTATTTGTGATAATCCAAAAGATGGTTCTGCCATACCAATTCTGTTCTTAAATCTTACTTGGTTTGGATCTTGTTGTCCTTTTACTGCACTATCAGCAAAAAAACCTGATTGCACAGTTGCGAATCCACTAGATTCTGCTAAAAATGTAGCATATAAAACTGCTAAGGCATCTCTCGTACCTATTTTAGTAGTTGCTGCATCAGGAAAATATTTTTGAATAAACTCAATTATTTCTTCAGGAGTTTTTTTATCTCCATTTTTAATTATCTGTTTAGGATTAGCCATTTATAACACCATTGGTTCTGTGTTCATAGGAAACTTTTTCCTTCCATTGTCAGATACACCTTGACTTAGGACATCTAGTAATGTAGCTGCTTCTTTTGTTACAGGAGCAGGTTCTTCCAAAGGATTTATATATTCGTTATCTGATGGTAAAAGCATATCAGGTGGTGGTGGGTTAGCTTCTGGGAATGATTTTCCTGTTCTTAGTATTTCTTCATAATGTTGCATAACTTTATTTACATATGTTTGTATATCAGTTCCCTCTGAATCTTTAATTGTTCCAACTGATTCAATTCCATTCTCTTTCGCTTGAAAAGCACGAGTTCTTCCCCCAAAATGTGCTATTGCTGCAAGTTCCCAAGAACCCAGATCGTTGTAGTTTTTATTCATATGCCACTCTGCTACTGCATCTTGAACATCAGGATCTCTCCAATCAGCTCCTGCATATCCTGCTTCAGTTGCATACCAATCCCAATATTTTTGTAAGAATTGATATGCACCTAATGCCATAGTTGTATCATTAATTTGTTCGTAATTAACTTTCCCTGCACCTTCTGTAAGTGCTATTGCTAATCTAAATGCGTATAATTGATCTTGTTGCGACACAGACTTATCCCCTTGTACCGAGGATAGTGCCAAGCATAAGGCGAGTAGTGTCCTGAATATCATCATTTGCCTGTAATCTATCCTTTTCTTTTTTTATTAGTGAATCAACATTTTCATATAATCTACCAGTAGGAGATACTTCTTGCATACCAGTAGTATCAATTTGATCCTGCATATCCCTATTTCCTATATTACCTGATTCAAGTTCTTGTACTGTTGGTCCTAAAGCCATTTCCTGTAAATTAGCTTCTTGTTGTTGTTTTAGTTCAGAATCTTTATAGAATTGTTCAGCTAAGAGCTTTAATTCATAGGCTTTTGGTTGTCTTTTTAGATCTTGTTCAAATAAATTCTTTATCCTAGTTGATACTTCAGCATAATCAGGGGGAAGGAAAACTTCTACTTTCTCCCCTGAAGGTAATGGTTCATTTTGATATAACAATAATGATTCATTCCAAGCACTATCTTTTTCTCCTTGAGGAACTCCCAATCTATTTTGTCTAAATAAAACAATTCTCATAGCTGCTTGTGTCGGGTTATCAAAATCTCCAGGTGTGAAACCACCCCTAGCTAATAAACCACCTTGTATTAATCGTGCTTGTAGTTGATATAATGATTCTGTTGGAAGATTGGCAAATATATTAAATTCATCTCCATCTTTATAAAAGTCAGTATCTGATGGATTTCTTGGAACATAATCATTAGGCAAACCCCCAATAAGATCAGAATCTGTAAAACCAAATAAAGCACCAATATCTTCGGATGCTTCTACATCTTCCAATCCTGTTGCAATAAGTGCCGAGTTAAATTTAGCAGCAGGTAAATTTTTTATCAAAGCAAATGCTTTGACATCTTCAACTGATGACATAGCCTTCATTTCTATAAAATCATTTTCATCAAAGATTTTGTTTGTACCTGGAAGCCTATCTGCTTCTTGGCTTTCTAACTCTGCTACTAACTTATTTACATCTTCATTCATTACATACCTAACAGTTCTACATCTGCTACTTCTTCCCTAAGTTCAGGTTCAAGTATGCTATTCCATAATGGACCAAATTCAGGGTATTCTAATATAAGTTTAGTAGCAAGTGTTCTTAAATATTGCCTTACTTTCACTAAATCTTGTGATGTTCTAAATGAAGTAGGAGAATATCCATTCTCAATAGATGCTTTCATTATTTTATCGTATTCTTTTCTATACAGACCATAAGCTATTGCTGCTCTATTATCTTTAAGTCTTTCTATTGGTGTATAGTCCTTGTTAATCCAACCAACTTTGAAACTAGATGTGCGATCTGGTAGATATGTTTCTCCACCCATTTCCTGTAATAGGAAATCTGTATCTGGTTTTTTCATCTCAAAACCAGCTATTTGTCCATATCCCCAATACTGCTCCATTAAGTCAGCTTGTTTCATCCATTTCATTATTTGTGCTTCTTTAGTATTTATATTTAACAAACTTGTTCCATCTACTTGTGTATTTCTTAAAAAGTTTTCGTAAGCAATAGATCCTAGCAATCTATTCTTAGCCATAACCCATTGTTCAGGAGTTCTAGGAACAAGAGTTCCTTCTTGTAATTGATTAAGGTAAGCATCATAACTAAATTCATTATCAATATCAGTTGGTGTCAAGTAAAAAGCTGTGGTATTAAAATCCTCGTATATATCTTTGTTGTTTCTAGCCCACTCTGCTGAAAATACTGTTGCTGGTCTTGCAATAACAGATTTTGATTTAGATGTAAGCATAGCAGTTGGATCTAATCCAAACTCTTTTATAAACCTTTCAGTTGCTTCATAGTCATCTCCATCTGCTGCTGCTTTATAATCTCTATAAGTATCAGCTAGTGCTTCAATAAACAAAGAATTTCCCGATTTGTCAGTTACAGACCATATTGGAGATGCTGCACCTGCTGGTCCTATTAATTGAGATACACCACGAATCATAAATATTTTCTTTGCGTAATTGGTAGCAAGTGCCAAACCTTCTTCAGTTCCTTGGGATGTACTATCATCTATAACACCTGCATATACAAGTGCTTTATATGTATCAATAACAGTATTATTAAACATTCTATTCAGATCAGCAGAGCCAGATCCCCCTGCTTTGTATGCTGTATAAAACTTCTTTAGCCAAGCAGGGAATGGTACTGCACCTTCAACAAAACCCTGTGGTGGTGTAAAATCTCCAAAAATAAGTTGGTTAAACTGACTTTCTTCAGGAAAGTTTTTTCTTAAATATGCAGCAGGTACTCTGATAATAGGTCCTACTCCAGGCATAATATCAGCAACTAAGTTCAAAGAAGAAACATATACTGGAAATTCTGCATCAACACCTGTTCCTTGTAGTTCTGGGAACATATGTTTTTTTACCAATCCTGTTCCTGGATAAGCAAATACTTCTTCTCCGTTTATTGGATTTGTATAAAAGAATCCTCTCTGACCTGTTGGATCAGCTAATGGGTTAGGTTCTCCACCACTCTGAACTAATTTATTTAAGTTAATTAAGTTCTTCCCACCTGATCTTTTGGTAATATCTGTCCAAGTTTTGAAAATCTCTAGGTATGCTTCTAAGAATGGGAAAGCAAATCTTAAAGAATCTCCTAACATAGTTCTTTCACTTACATCATAAAGTAATTTTTTAGTTTTCGTTAGTGCATCTGCTGCTATCATCTTGTCATATATTTTCACATCAGTAATTGCTTCGGCAGAGCCAGAGTATTTTGCTTTATTTATTTTACCTAAATATCCTCTAAGTTTTGGATCGTATAATGCGTACTCTTTTAGAGCATCATTAGCAATTATTCTCATTTCATCTCTAGCTTCTTTTCCTAAGAACTCTATTGTTTCAGATACTCGTTTCCAATACAACCTTCTAAAGGCAGGAGATCTGGATAATTTGTTTGTATGTTGTGTCATTAAAATATCAAATAAAGAATTTATTGTTTTGTTATACAGACCTTCAACTTCAAATGTAGGTGCTTTATATCCCCTTGTTACCGAAGGAAGGTTCTCATAAAAAGTTCCTAAAAATGATTCCATAACTTCATCTTGAGATTCTTTGAATAGTGGACTAATTATTTTCAAATCTTCATCCGATATTTTTCCATCCATATAATCTTTTGCTAATTGTTCAAAGTCTTTATCTTGTAATTTATTTTTTACTTTTTTATTTTTTGCTTTACTTTTTGCCATAGCTGCTGTACCTAAAAAGTCCATTTGTTTTCCATTAGCAGTTACAAATTTTCCGTTACTTGAAACCATTTCTAATAATTCTTTTGTTGCTTGACTATCTACCCATTGACTAGCACTTGTAGCTTTATCACTTGTTACTTTTCCACCAAGAGAACTATGCACATTGGCTCGTAGATAATATACATATTCTTCTGCAACTTCATCAGAAGTTAATGCTTTATGGAATGGATGTGTTGCATCTCCTACAACATCTTCCAACCTTGTTCTCATAGAACCATCTTTTAGCTCGTTTGCTAACTTTCTAAATTCCTTTTGCTTATCTACCCAAGTCATATCAGTAGCATCAATCTTGGCTATTTTAGCTACTAGGTCATCATTAATCATCTGATAAACAGTTCGGACAACGGCTGGGTTATAATCTTTTTCCCCTTTACCAACAACTCCCCAACTGCCAGGATTAGTCATCTGCTTTCTTCTTGCTACTCTAATGTTATTAATTCCTGATAAAGACTTTTGGTATGCTAAGTCAGATTCCCAAAGACCATCTACTAATTCTCCTGGAATAAGTGGATCTACACCTTTTTTTAATTTACTTGCATCTCCTACACTTTTTCCAAATACTCTAGCAATTATCTGTATTGGAGCTAAAGGTAACGACATTAAACCTCTTGATATAAGTCTTAACTGTTCCTCTCCTACAACTTTAACTGTCCAAGCAGGTTTGAGTAGTGCTAAAGGTTTGAACACATCTGATGTGTACCAATCTAAAAATCTTACAACAGATTCGCTAGTTTCCCCACCAAAAGAATCTATAAGTTTTGATGCGTTACCTCTCATAAATGTATCCATTTGGTTAGCTGCTTTAATAACTTTATTTAGATCTGGTAAGAATATATTGTTATTTAATTGTGTTGTATATAAAGCTCTTGATATTGTTGTCGCAACTTCATCATCAACACCATTTGATTTAAGAATATCATTTATTGGAAACTTGTTTCCTTGACCATCTATTCCATAAAGTCCTTTATTCATATCTGCTGCTATATCTGCATCATCACTAAAAAGCCTTGTTACTTTCGTTGCTGCTTCTATTGCACTATCTTTAACTCCTCTTTCTTTAAGTAGTTTCGCTAAATCTACTTCCAAAAAGTCTGCAACAACTCTGGATAAACTAGCTCCCTTATCTCCAGGACCTGCCAAAGCATCAATAGCATTGTTTAACAATTTATCGGATAGCAAAACCCCTTCATCTGTTTTCCCTGTGAAGGATCTGGATTGTAATGCAAACTTATATATATCATTCAATGCACTTGCTGGATCGTTCACATCAAGTAATTTTCCATACGCAGGTGCAAAGTATAAAGCCATCTTTGTTCGTAAACGATTTCCCCTAATAACATCTGGAACATACATATTTGATGCGTTAATTAATCTTGCACCAATAGGAACTAAGTCTGCTTTATCCACAGCAGGAGAATATAAAGTTTCACTAAGAAAATCATCTAACAAGGAATCTGCTTTATTATCAAATTTAGTTGATGCCCTTCCTTCTATTAATGAAGTTCCTCTAAGTTGCTTTAATTCGTAAAAAAACTCTGGATCAGTAATACTTCCTTTTGTTCTTGTGATTAACTCTGTAATATCAGTTTCCCACAAGAGTTTCTTAAAATCTCTCCCTTTATTGGTAGAGAGATATGCTTTAAGAGTAGGTCCGTGAACGGATGATCTAATAGCTTTTGTAATAATTCCTGCATCATCTAATCTTTCTGCTACTTGAAACATTCTTTTTGCATCTTTAACTTTAGCAATTCCAAATGTTATCCAATTTTCAGGAGAAAGTAATTGAAAACTAGTATCCAATATTCCTGTTGCATTGTGAGCAGTTTTAGTTCCTGGTTCATACAAATTATATAATCCAAATTCTTGAAAAACTTTTCTACCTGGAGATACAGAAGGAACTAATCCAGCTTCCTGAAACTGCCTTCCTAACTCCCCTTGGAATTGAACTACATTTTCTGCTGCTGTTCTTGATTCTACATCTATCTGTGTTCCTAAAACATTTTCTAAAACATACTCTCTTGCTTGAATAGGATCAAAACCACCTGCTACTAATCTCTTATACTCCTCTGTTTCTGAAGGATCGGTAGAGAGTTTTAACCATCCTCTACCCATATCAAAAGTATCCCCAGATCTTATAGCTTCTATCATTCTCGGTGTTCTTAGTGTTCCCTTAATAGCTTTTCCATATGCTTCAGAAAAAGAAGTTCCAGGACTTTGATCCTGTATTTCGTTAGCTCTTGCCATAGCTGGGAAAATAGCTTCATAAATATCTGAAAAACCTGCGACCATACCTCTTACAGTAGGTTTAAGAATATTGTCTAACGGACTTCCTATAACTTGAAAAAATCTATTATTTTTTGTTTTATTTATTAAAGGATTTTCAGACATAAATCTTTTTATTTTATTAAAAGATTCTTCTTGTTGTAAGGCAACCTTCTTAGATATTTCTTCAAGGTTGGGATCGTTTATAGGCATACGCAGTTGAGCAGCAGCAGCTATAACACTAGGTGGTAAATTAGGAAATGTGTTTGCTAATTTTGCAGCTAGGTTTGCTTGTTCTTGAGTTACTTGAGGATTAACTTGAGATTTTGATTGAAGCTCAAGTATTTGGTCATCATCAAATAAGTCATCATCAAAACCAAAATTTATATTTAAGCTCATTCAAAATCTACCAGTTGCAACAGAGCAAAATCTCCTGTCATAGCATACATTTGATAAAGTAAATCATTAACTGCGTTTTGCTGTGATGCAGAAGGTCCTTGACCTGGACCAATCGGTAAACCTGAAGTAATAGGTTCATTACCAAATCTACTACTTTCAAAAATATCTTCTTGTACCATCTGTCCTCTTGGTGCTTGTACCTTAGGACTACTTACTTTTGGAAGTGATGCTATTTTTTGTTGTTCAACCAAAGCATCTTGATCTCCATAGGTAACACCAGGTATTCTTTTAACTGCCTGTGTATTATCTGAATAGTTCCTTGATGGTGGTGGAACATTAGTATTTCTTTTGGTTACTTTTTTATTACTAGAAGATCTGGTCGCCATAATCTCCCTCATCAAATTCTATAATTGGGGTTATTATCATATAACCTATTGGTAGAAACTGTTGTGGCATTCTCTCCATAATGGCTCTCCTCTTAAAGTAATCTTCAAGAAGAATATCATCTCCTGTATCATCAACATCAACAAGGTGTTGATCAACCATCTCTACAAATATTTTATCTGATTCGTTCATTATCCACCCATTCCTGCCAACATCTGTGCAATTCCTGGTGGTGGTCCTTGAGGAGCTGGACCTACTTGTTCTCCAACAAATGATATTTCTTCCTCTGTCATCTGTGGTTCTTGTGGTGTAAAGAATTTATCTAAAATGTTCTCTACATCTCCTGGGTTTTTTCTTATCTCAACGATAGCCATTGTTGCTCTCTGATCTCCCTGTTGTGATAGTGTAAGTAAAGTATCAAACAATACCTTATCTGCTTTCTCTCTAGTTATTCGTTCATTAACTCTAACTATGTTATCTAACCCATCAAGGTTCTCCTGTAAAGTCTGTGTATCAATAATACCTGCCTGAAGTAATTGCAATCCTGTAACTATTTTCTGTGGTTCATCATAACCAGCCATAGCTCCATACACTCTGCGTGTTCTGTAATTAAATCCTATATCTTTCTCTGGATCATATTTCTCTGCATAGAACTTATTATCCATATATCCTGATAATGGTTTTGGTTTTCCACCATACATAACACTATCCCACTCAAGTCTTTTAGCATCTGTCTGTTCAATAGCATCTGCCATTACTGTATGATATTCTCTAATCATCAAAGACATTGATGCACCTAGTTCCTCTAAACCTCTACCAGTAGCAAAAGCTAATGGAGATTGGTTATCATCAGTAACTGGATACGCACCACCAACTCTTAGTTGTCGTTCAATCCTATCTATCTGTTGAAAAATCTGATAAGGAACATTTGAAGCTGGTTTTGAAACCTGTGTTCCTGGAGCTAGATAGTTTACAGCAAACCTTCCTTTTCTATACTGTCCTGATTCAAGCTCTCCTGAAATATTTGTTTCTGTAAAGACAGCATCTTCCATAGCAATAATGCTCATAACATTCATCTTTGCCATAGCTGCCATCAATCCTATGATCTGGTCATACTGTCCTTCTAGCTGGTCAAATGAAAACTTCTTAGCTACAACGAAAGCAGGACCACTTGATAATGGATTTGGAACAAAATCAAGTACTGTTCCTGATGCCATATGATATACATATGTTCCTTCATCATTATAATATTCTGCAACTAAATCTCCCTGTCCGTTGGAGTTAGCCCAAGAACCTGAATAAGAATCTGTATATGGAGAAGCATATCCACCACCGATATTTAATCCTTCGTGTTTAGCATCTCTGTTAATTACATCTTTGAAATCTGGATAGACATTCTCTAGTGCATACTTTGGAACTCTACGAACTATGGATAAATCTACTGGTTTTTGGTCTGCACCATAATAACCAGGAAAACAGTTATATGGATCTCTTAGTTCTGCACAGGGATAAGGAACACCACTAGAATCTTTTCTCTCTCTAATAACCCATACAGCAAAACCATAACCTGGTAGCCACCTACCAACCTGTGGCATTTGAATATCTAATCTCTGGTTGTCATCATAAGCAGTAATAATCCTTGCAATCTTTTCTGCTTTTTGTTTTGACCTTTGTGAATCTCTGTCATTAGGTACATCTATTTTAAGGTTTGGGATTCTACCAATCTTTTGTGATAAATGCTCTAATCCTGTGGACATAAGGTTTGGAACTGGAACTTGCCAATCTTGAAAACCTTTGATCTGGTCGCCTAATAAAGCCATAATACCTGAAGGTCCACCATTCATAATTGCACGAATACGACCTCTTGTTGCATATGCTTGTTGATTATCGTAATGTAGTTGCGTTATTCTATCTTGTAAATCTGTTGCTTTCATCTTAATTCCAAGGTGCTTCGTTCATTTCGCTTATATCCCATTCTCCAAAACTTGGTTTATAATCCAACCCTATCTCTGCTATTCGTTCCTTTTGTAATCTTCTAATGACACGCATTGGAAACCAAGATGCCATAACTACATCAGACTTGTAACTTTTTCCTCTACTAGCAGAAGTTGAGAAATAAATTAGTTGCCTACGATATATATTACTCTTAGTTTCACTTTCTGCGTTACCATAAGGCAAACTTATTAATTTCTCCTGAAATAGCTGTTTCATAGAGCCAACACCAAAAATAGGATCAAATTTGTTTTTCTGTGTCTGGTGTCCTTCTAAATAAACACCTTGTCTTGCACAGTAGTCTTTTATATCTTTATCTTGTCTAATGGCTTTCTGAAATCCGTTCTCCTCAATAACCCAATGAGCAAGTCCGTACATCTCATACCACTTCTTGATTGAATCTTTTGCTTGTAGTATCCCACCACCTTCTTCATTTTCTATATCAACTAGATACATCATTCCTGTTTCAGGATTAGCTGCCCATAACACACAGGCTTGGAATCCAGTAGATGCTGGATCTAACCCTGCTACTAAATGAGTTCCTGATGGAATATGTCCTACTACTCTATTAACATCTCTACATTCATCAATATCATCAATATCAAACATTGTTATACCATCAACAAATGCTTTATTAAGATACACCATTTCAAAGATAGCTTTACCACCTGTTGTTTCTGCTGCTCTCCTTCTTGAGAGTAACCACTTATAACTTCGCTTAGATGCCCATAACATACACTTTTTATGTAATTTAACTTCATCTTCAGGAAGTACACATTCTGAACTATGTGCTTCCTCAACGATTGTTTGCATCTCTTGGTTCTCTAAAAGAAAGTTATATAAATCCTCTGGGTGCTGTCTTGAGCCGATAACTACAATAGCTGTATGTTCCTCTTTCCTTGAAGAAAGAGTTGTTGTCCACCATTGTCTTGTCTGTTCTCTTGCACTTGGTTGAACAGTTGTGCCGTGGTCCTCAATGTCATCAGCAATAATTAAATCACAATCTCTTGAGAGAATCTTTCCACCTTTCCCAACTGCAACTAAGGTTGGAGATTTAATTCCTGTAATTGTTCTCGTTGCTATTGTGAACTGTCCTGAACTCCAAGATTTGCCTGATCTGTTCTTTGGCTTAAATGAACCACCTGGACCACAGAAGTCCTCAATTAATTTTTCATTATTATCTAAATGATCTAGTACAGCTCCTACTGCGTTCTTTGCTATCTCCTCATTACCACCTACCCACATAATTCTTGTGTTAGGGTTTTTACAAATCTGCCATACTGCAAAGTGTGTAAGCAAGTCTGTCTTTCCGTGTCGTGGTGGAGAGAGAATCATTTGTTCCCCACCTGTCTTAATTGCATCTAAAATAGAGTTAATCCATTTTTCGTGAAAGTCTGCTGTTTCGTACTTCTCTCCTGTTTCTGTTTGAAAGTACCTATCTCTAAACGCAGAGAATTTTTTTAATGCTTTCTCTGCTTCTTTATCAATCTTCCAGTTCTCTTGCAGTTCCTCGTTTCGCTTATCAATTCTGTACGCATTGTGCATCTTATTAACAATATCTCTATGCACCTCTAGTTTTTTTGCTACATCTGCTTGTTTTAGTTTTTTGCTCTCAACTAACTCTGCATACTTAGCAACATACTCCTCGTAATTATCTCCACGATTGAGATGAGAAGCAGGAACATCAACTGGATCTAAATTTCTCTCAACTTCCCTCTCTTTGATTCTTTTGTACTTAGCTTTGTTCCTACATTGTTCGGTACAATACCTTTGATTGTTATTTGGTGCTGTGTATCGTTTCTCGCAACCAGTATTACTACAAGTCTTTCGTTCAGCCATTACTTTTTTCTCTGTCTTGCGTAATAAGCTCTGACTTGCTTCCCTGTCAAGATTCTTCCACTAGGGGATCTAAATTTATTCTTTCCAACTTTCTTAAAAGGCATTATCTTCTATATCTATTTTTCTTGTTAGCCTTCTTCGGCTTATACCCTTTTTTTGGCATTTCATCTCCTATACTATATATGGTATGAGTGAGTATATCAAAGGTAATAAATACCCTAATAGTAAACCCTCTAAGACTTATAGTAGTGGAAGGGTATGTAAAAACAACAACTGCGATACTCTTATTTCAAAATACAATAAATACCCCTGGTGTAATAAACATAAAATAAGAACCTTTCCAAGAATCAAAGGAAGAAAAGCACCGACTGATCTACAAGAACCTTTGGAATAAAAAAAAATTTTTTCTGTGGAGTAGTTGGGAATTGAACCCAAGTTTCCTCTACCACTGCTGGTAAAGGGATTGCCTTTCTACCCCTCTATAATTATAAAAGGTTATG